CCTTGTGAACCTGTTTCACCTTGTAATCCATTTAATCCAGTGGCACCTTGTAATCCTTGAAAACCGGTAGCGCCATTTATTCCATCTAAACCAGTTGCGCCTTGTAATCCTTGTGAACCTGTTTCACCTTGTAATCCATTTAATCCAGTAGCGCCTTGTAATCCATCTAAACCATTTAATCCAGTGGCACCTTGTAATCCTTGGAAACCAGTAGCGCCATTTATTCCATCTAAACCATTTAATCCAGTGGCACCTTGTAATCCTTGTGAACCTGTTTCACCTTGTAATCCATTTAATCCAGTGGCACCTTGTAATCCTTGAAAACCGGTAGCGCCATTTATTCCATCTAAACCAGTTGCGCCTTGTAATCCTTGGAAACCGGTAGCACCATTTATTCCATTTAATCCAGTAGCACCTTGCAATCCTTGTGAACCTGTTTCTCCTTGTAATCCATCTATTCCATTTAATCCAGTAGCACCTTGCAATCCTTGTGAACCTGTTTCTCCTTGTAATCCATCTAATCCATTTAATCCAGTAGCTCCTTTTAATCCTTGAAAGCCTCTTAACCCAGTAGCGCCTTGTAATCCTTGAAAGCCTCTTAACCCAGTTGCTCCTTGTAAACCTTGAGAACCTGTATCTCCTTTCATCCCAGTAGAACCTTGAGTTCCAGTGTTTCCTCGTGAACCTGTTATTCCTCTTGAACCTGTTATTCCTCTTGAACCAGTAGCCCCTGTAGAACCTTGCGCACCTTGAATACCTTGTGGACCTGAAATTACTTGAAAATCAGTTGTTACTCCTGTAGAACCTTGTAATGCTACAGATAGATAATTAGGTGAAGCAGCCATTGAATATACAATTAATGATTCGCCTTCTGTATTTATAGAACAAATACCCAATAATCTTATAAGTAAACTAACATTTGTTGGTAAAGTAGTTAAATTAACATTATTTTGTATAACATAATTTTTAGGATTACCTCCATTATTAATTATATTTACCATTTCTGATATTGCAATCAATTGTGGATTATAAATTGAATCATTATCATTATAATATAATTCCCAATAGACTTGCATATTTTCATTAGGAATATTTGTATCTAACCAAATACTAAAATGCCATATTGTGTTTGGAATAAATGTATTTTTAATAAACCCTTTATCTGTAGCAAATTGAATACCATGTAAGTCAACATTATCTAATAATCTAGATACTAACAATGACTTAGCCGTATTAGCTGTAAAATAATTAGTGATTATAGAATCATCTACATTTGGCGGCGTAAACGTAAGTTTATTAAATGTCGGGTTGATGGTAACAGTTTCTAAACCATTGAGATATAATAAATAGCTAAATAAATTGATATTTTCTGGAATAACGCTTTGAATAACGGTTGTTGATTGAATATTTTGAACTTCTGCGTGACATGAACAACTACAATTATTATATGGAATACATTCAGGACAACTATCGTCATAATCTTGTTCGCAAGAACAGTTTTCATAAGATTGACATTGTGGGCAAGAATTATCATTATTCGAACAAGAATTATCGCACGGACAGCATTTAGTAAAATTCGAAAAAGGTATACCATTTATGGTTTGAATATTTAAATTGGTTATAGTTGCATTAACGCTATTTATATTATTAGCATTTATATTACTCATATTATTATAATACAAATTAAAAATTATAATAATTTGTATTATAATTTTCTAAAATTATGGAAGTGGAAAAGGTCTTTGATATTTTGGAATAGCCTGAGGAACAGGCATAATAACAGGTTTACTTTCAAATATATTCGCCATTTGTAAACATTTTAATTCTGGAGTCAAAGGAGACGCAGGATTTACTAAATTAGTTGAATTAATACCCCATAAAAATGATTCTATATCTGCTGAATTATGGGATAAAGTATCCCAAGGTAACTGACCCGGATTTAATCCATTTCCAGGAAGTCTGGTATCATACGCGTAACCATTTGCTCCATTTTTATATAATTGCCAAGTTTCTGTTCCGACATTTTGTCTTTGGTCTAGACAATAATTTCCAGCTGTATTTTTATTTCGTGTCGATGCCATTTATATATAATTATAAAAGAATAATATATAATTTTTTACAAATTAAACTAACAAATCAACAAAACGCTTATTAATTTCAAGTAGTAACGTATCATCGATGGTTCCCGTTTCAATTTGCTGACATATACATTTGTGTGTAATATGAAATATATGTTGGCTAAATAAACTTATTAAAATAATTTGTTTCAGACAATCGTTTTGTTCAACAGTTAATTCTTTATTTTTATATAATTCTTTAGTATAGAATTTTTCCATATTACAAATAATTTGTTTAAAACATTCATTTTGTATCATTATTTCATAAACATATTTCATACCGCTATCAAAATTATCATCCATTAAATCCTCGGCCCCGAATACTGATAATAATTCATCTCTATAAAGTTTACTGCATATATCTAAAACATCTTGTTTAGTATATTCTTCTTCTTTTTCATTGTTCATTTTATCAAGTAATTCATTTTCTATATCATTATATTTAACTTTAAATTGAGTGTTATACATTTTAAATATAATCATCTATTGTTTTTAAGTAATTAAACTAACAAAATAATAAATTTAAGGCGCAGATTGTCCAGCAGTGTGAGTATTGTAGAAATCTCGGTCTCTTGTTAGTTCACGAGATGGGAGACCTCCTCTTATCCAACCTTCAGAAGCCATACCCTCAATCATTTGACTAGGATTTTGAATATTTTGTTTAACCTCTGGTATCAAAGGTGTTGTGTGATATTTTAAATAACTTTTTTCAGGTAATCTAGTTACACTGCGTTTGTTAGTTATTCCTTCACCTTGTTGCATTTGTGATTCTAAAATTGGGTCTACTGAACCTCTTCCTAAAAATGGAACAGTTGCAAATGGACGACCAAATAAATCGATTCTGGACTTTGGATTTGTTTGAATTCCACCAATTAACAATTTTGAACTGTCATCAACATTACATCCACCTGCTCCCATTCCAAAACCACCTGAATAATTTATACAAGGTTGCGAAGTTGCTAAATTGGTTGCGTTTTTCATTGAACAATCCTGAGCAAAATAATTTTGAAGATTATAACTACATGCTTGTGAGTTTTGAATTGAATTAATGTCTATACAACAACTATCCTGAGATATGCGACTAAGACCATTAAATGTAAAATCTGAGACATAAGCCATTTTATATATAATACTACAATAATATTTTTCTTAATTTAATTATTAATATGTTTGTTTGTTTCTAAATGCCTTGCGTATAATATTTCTCCAAACGTTCCAAAATCACATTTTTCGCAATAATACTTAAATCCATTTTTTCTGTCTTCTTTAGTTAAATGTTTTGTTAGTTTATGTGCCTTCATATTTGTTAAATTATTTGTTGTAAAATTACATAGCTCACATTTAGGTTCTAAAATTTTATCACATCTTGGTTTTCTTTTTCCTCCATTATTGTGTTTATCACTTTCGATATGTTGTTTCCAGTGTGCTGGATATATACATTTATAGTCGCAACTACTACAATAAAATTTACTTTCTAAAGATTGTTCCATTTTATTTATATATTAATATATCTTTAAATGACTTAGAAATAAGATATTTATAATATATATAAAATGAAAGAACTAAAATATTCTTATGAAAGTCTTCAAAAATTTTGTAATGAAAATAGCATTGAACTCTGCAGAGATTATTCTACTGAAATTGTTAGAAGAGAGACTAAAATTGAAGGAAAATGTAATAATGATGGTTGTAATGAATTATTTAATAAAGTATTTAGAGAATTAAACCAAAATATGACACCTTATTGTGTTAAATGCACTTATGATAAAGCATTAGAAAAAAGAAAACGAACTTCTTTAAAAAAGTATGGGGTTGAACATTCTTTACAAAATACAACAATAAGAGAAAAAGCTAAAAACACGTTATTTTTAAATTATAGTGTAGAACATCCAACACATAGTAAAGAAATTAGAGATAAAATTAAAGAAACCAATTTAAAAAAATGGGGTGTTGAATATCCATCTCAATCAGACATAATTAAAAATAAAATGATAGAAACTTGTTATAAAAATTCGGGGTATAATTATCCTATGCAGAATAAAAAAACAAGAGAAAAATCAAAACAAACCTTGTTTCAACATTATAGTGTAGAACATCCAACACATAGTAAAGAAATTAGAGATAAAATTAAAGAAACCAATTTAAAAAAATGGGGCGTTGAATATATATTACAAAATGAAGTAGTTAAACAAAAAGGAATTGAAACATCTTTAATAAAATATGGAGTAAAAAATCCTATTCAAAATCCTTTAATTGCTGAAAAGGCTTTAAATGGATATAAATCAAAAAAGTATGTGTTTCCATCTGGTAAACATATTTTTATTCAAGGATATGAGCATTTAGCATTAGATGAACTTATTAATAAAGAATATATAAGCGAAAATGATATAGTTACTGGAACAAAAAATGTTCCTACAATATGGTATAAAACAGATGATGGAAAAGATCATAGACATTATGTTGATATATTTATACCAACACAAAATCGATGTATTGAAGTTAAATCCAATTGGACTATTAAATATACTACATCAAATATTTTTTTAAAACAAAATGCTGCTAAAAATTTAGGTTACAAATATGAAATCTGGGTATATAACAAAAAAAGAGAAAAAATAAGTTGTTACAATTAATTTTTTAAGGATTAATCCATTGCCATGAATCCGCAACTCTTTGGTAGGCTCCATCTGGACCTGAGCTTTTACTTGATGGCATGTTACCATATAAATAATTTTGGAATGCACCTTGATCCGGAGTTATTCTCGTATTTGCTGTAGAATAAAAACGCATCATTGAATTTGATAACTGATAATTTTCATACAAGTCTCCGTATATTTGTTTGTTAGTATTAATTATACCTGGGTTCAACATTTGCGTCTGTTTTTTAACAGCACTATCTATTTCATCATATACGTCAGGATTAAAACTGGGAGCAGCAGCTTTTCTTTCAGGGTTATCTCCAATATCAGTTAATAAAATATTACCAAACGGATTTTTCTTAGTAGTCGGATGAAAATTTGAACGCAAAACGCTTTCCAATGTAACCGGGTCTTTTAGCATTGGTGCCTGTGATAGTTGAGATGGTTGCATAGATGAATTAACTGAAAACCCTTCTTTCTTATTTTTCTTAATTAACGAACTAACAAGTTTCTGTTTTCTTAATTTATATAATGTAAATAGTATTGCTAATGTTAGTATTCCAATAACAATTAAATTAAAATTTCTTGTAAAAATAAATCCTAAAATTGACATAATTATTACTAGTCTACTAATTGCGTTTAATTTAGCTTCAAATGTCATTTGTTGATTAGGCCAAATTTGTAAAACATTTTCCTTATTAAATAATATTGTGGGATCATTGGACCAAAATGGAGTTGTCATTATATATTATATAGAATTTTAAAAAAAATGATTTACTTATATTTATCTTATTACTAGTACATTCATTTCATTTCTTACCTTTCTTACCCTTCTTTTTTCCACTTTGTAATGGAGGTTTAGCTCCTCTAGGAGTTTTTTCTGGCTTTTCTCCTGTGCTAAATATTTGCAACAATTCTTCTTCAGATATACTTGGAGTAGTTTGGGTAGTATCCGACATATTACAAAATGCGGTATCTGCTTGTTCCTTTGCCTTAGCATTTGCTTCAGCTTTAGTTCTAATTCTTTCTTTCATTTTAGCCATTTTCATATTTTTGTTTAATTGCGCTTCCATCGCTCCCATATTAACTTTTGCTCCTTTACCTAAACCTGGAATTCCCATTTGTGAAAACATTTTTTGCATATCACCCATTCCAGGCATATTTTTCATCTTATTAAGTAATTCCATTCCTTCTTCCATCAATTCAGATTCTTTAATTTCACCTGACTTAATTTTTTCATCGATTTTGCTGCCAATATTCTTTACCATATTCATCATTTTTCCAGGATTTTTAAATAGTTTTTGGAATACATCTTTAGCATCTCCATTATCATCCATATCAAGATTTAAATCTTTTGCAGTTTCTTCTGCTAATTCTAATGCTAATTTGCCTAATTTTCCATTCATCATAGAATTAATATGTTCATGAAGTTGTTCTGCATTTGGCATATTTTCCATATTAATGCCATTAAATGAAGTATCTGTTCCATCTATTGGAGAACCACTAGCGTCAAATAAATTTTGCATGCCTTCTAAGGTTTCTTCTAATTTCTTTTTGAGTTCTTCCTCATCAATTGCTTCAAATAATTTGGCTGTTTCGCCTAATTCAGAGCTATTATGAACTGTTCCAATAACAGAAAATAAAATTAATTGCAAATATTTCCAAATTGTTTCTCTCGTGTTCTCGCTAATATCAAGATTCCAAAGTTGTTTAAAAACGATTCCAGGCAAAAATTCAGTATTAAATTCGCTTTCTTCAGAAAAAAGTTCAACATTTTTATACAAAATATCAAAAAAACGTTCAGGAAATACTTTAACACAGTGTCTAAAAACAAATAGAGTCTCTTTTTTCTTTTTTTCTTCATCTTCTACATTGTCAGATTGTCTATTCCACCATCTTGAAATAAGACCTGAATATTCCGGAAAAGTAATTAAAATATCGCTAATAAAATCATTAATAATCTTATAAAATTCATCCGGAGGATTTAAATCTTCTATATTTTTTGGTTTTTCAGACATTATTATAAATTTAGTAAAAGAAATATATCTAAATCAAACTAATTTAAATTATATTATTTATAATTATTTTTATTAATTATTGTTTTCCTTAATAACATTTTTGATATTTTTTTCATTTTCATTTTCATTTTTATTTTCATTTTTATTTTCATTTTATCCTTGTTATTATCGACAATGATAAGAACAAAGTATATTATATTATAC